AAACTACTAACAATGACAAAGTGCAAGCGACAAATGAATTTATAGAAGGAAAAGCAGAACCAGAAGAATATCCAGAATTTATTTAAAGATCTGGTAATATTAGTATAAATACATGAAAAGAGAATCGAATGGCAATTCAAAGAAGACTATCAGTAGACGACGGAAATTTAGAAGCGTCAACTGTATTTGCAACAAGGACTAAAGCTTACAGCGATATTGACCTTGCGTTTGCAAATAGACCTTCTGGTGAGATTTTTAAAAAGAAAGATGCAGCTGCAGTAAAACAAGCAGTTTCAAATCTGCTGCAGACGAATTATTACGAAAAGCCATTCCAACCCTTCTTTGGAGGAAATTTAAGATACTACCTTTTTGAACTTGCTGATGAAAGTACGGGATATGAAGTTTACGAGCGGGTAATACAAGCGATTGAAACATACGAGCCGAGAGCAGAGGTTATGAAGGTAAACGTAAATGCAGATCCTGATCGGAACTTACTTGATGTAATGGTTAAATTCAAAGTAGTAAACACCGGTGAAGAAGTAACGGTAACAACACAGATTGCGAGGCTAAGATAATGGCAACAACAATTCGATCAACCTCTCTTGACTTTAATGCTATTAAAAACAATTTAAAAGTATTTCTAAAAGACGAAGCAGAGTTTGCAGATTACAACTTCGAAGCCTCTGGCCTTTCGAACATACTCGATGTGCTAGCATACAATACACACATCAATGGACTTACAGCAAACTTTGCTTTGAATGAATCGTTTATTAATACCGCACAACTTCGAAGTTCACTTGTATCTCTTGCAGAAGGTATTGGATATATTCCATACTCTCGTATACCATCCTCTGCAATTATTAACTTAACCTTGGATCTTACGGGCGTATCTGGAAGACCATCAGCAATCTCTATTGCAGCTGGTAAGACCTTTACTTCAACAGTAGATGGTACTACATTTACATTTTCAACAAGAGAAGGAATAACTGGAACCGATAATGGTGCAGGTATATTTTCTTTTGCAGATGGAAATGACCAAGCAAATATTAAGATCCACGAAGGGGTAACTGCTACAAAAACATTTATTGCAGATGCTCCATCGGAGAATTCAGTTTATATTATTCCAGAAGCAAAGCTTGATACATCAACAGCAGTTGTTCGAGTATATGAAACACCAAGCTCTACAGCGTTTGCAACTTACACTGATTTAATAAAAGCAACAGTTATCTCAGCAGCAACTACAAATTATATTTTAAAAGAAACACCAAATGGTTTCTTTGAATTAAGCTTTGGTGACGGTATTACTCTTGGTACAGCACCAAAAGCAGGATCAAAGATCGAAATAGAATATCTAATAAGTGCTGGCCCAGCGGCAAACGAAGCAACTGGGTTTACTTCATCAACGGACTTTTCACTTGGCGGAGCAACCTATTCATTTTCGACTGCTACCATATCATCTTCAGCTGGTGGTAGTTTAAAAGAGCCAATGGAATCCATTCGAAAGAATGCACCATTCCAATATGCTGCACAGAACAGAGCAGTTACAGCAGCGGATTATTCTACATTGATCCTTAGAAACTTTGGATCATTTATTCGAGATATAAAAACTTGGGGCGGAGAAGAGAATCTCGAAGCCAAGTTTGGTACAACCTTCGCTTCCATTGTATTTAATACAGGTGTAGATGCAGCAACAATTGCATCTCTGAAGCAACAGATCTCAGACCTAATAGATCAGTTATCTATTCTTTCCTTTGAGATTGAATTTATAGATCCAGTTACAACCTTTATTGAAACTGATACATTCTTCCAGTTTAATCAAAGACTTACGACACTTTCCTCGAGTGCTGCTAGAACATCAGTAAGTAATGCAATTGAAAGCTACTTTACCTCTAGTGTCGGTGATTTCAGCGAAGCATTCCGTAGATCGAATCTATTGACAGATATTGACGAGCTCAGCCCAGCGATTCTTTCAAGTAGAATGGACGTTCGGATGCAGCAAAGGTTTACTCCAACAACTGGGGCACTTAACGCTATTGTATTACGAATGCCACAGGCTATCGCAGCAGCAGACGATGTGAATCATATTATTACATCATCCGGATTTATCTTTGCCGGTGAAAACTGTAGGATTCGAAACAGGCTGGACTCGAACGTATTAGAAGTATTTTCAGACACCTCTGCATCAGTTGTTGTAGACAACGTTGGTAACTTTGACGCTACCGCCGGGACTATAAATATATCAGGATTCAGACCTACCTCAATTACTGGCGGTGTGAGTTACTTGAAAATAAAAGCTGTTCCATCTAATCAGAGTGCGATAGTACCAAACAGAGAAGAAATATTAAATCAAGATGTTGGTGAATCATCAGTAAAAGCAGTCATAACAACGGCAACTAATTAATGACACATAGTACTTTAACCGAATTTGATATTGGTAGAAGAAACCTTGGTTTACTTGACCAAAGAACTGTCAACAAATCTTTACCAGAATATTATCGGGAAAAGTACCCAAAGCTTGTTACATTTATGGAAAAATACTATCAGTGGGCAGATTCAGATGTATCCCCGTCACATCTGCTCCAGGATATGTATGTAGCAAGAGACATTGGTCAGACACCAGATGTTCTACTTGATTTCCTTGAAGACGAACTATTACTTGGCCAAGAGTATTTTGGTGGATTTAAAAACAAACGTGCAGCTGCAAAGATCTCAAATACATTTTATAGATCAAAGGGTACAAAGTATTCGATTCAGCAGTTTTTCAATATGTTCTTTGGTATTGACGTTGATGTTGTATATACAAAGAAAGATCGGATGATGGTAGGCGAAAGCCAAATTGGATATGAGGCGCAGAAATTTATAACCAATGCAGAACTTTACCAAGTCTTTGCAGTACTAATTAAATCAGAATTACCACAAGCAGCCTGGGAACACGTTTACAAATTATTCGTACATCCTGCAGGTATGTTCCTCGGATCACAAGTGCAAGTGGTGAGTGTCGGGGATCTTACCCCTGGTACAGATTCAGCTATTCCAGCAGACATTGTTCGAACTACACAAGGTGATGCAGCATTCACATTGGCAAGTGTTGCAGATACAACCGGTATTATGTCTACTGATTCTGATCTTGGAATTATAAGAATAGACAACAATACAATTGGCCAGCAGATGGGTCAGTACGATGCAGCAATCAGTATGGGTCTACTCGATAGTGCATACGATAACATTGCACAGCTTATTGGAACAAACTCAGTTACATTCGACGAGGATTCAGGTGCTGGCGGTTACGGTATAATTACTATGGACAACATACTAGAGCGTATGGATGAGGTAGAATATACTTCTTATGATTCGAATGGACCACATGGAGTTGCGAAAAACTCTTAAGAATTTCAGGAACCCTTGGGTTTTTTATATAAATAAAGATAACAGTTAACGGATAGATCAATGACAAGACAACCCATTAATATAGGAACAACTGCTAACGATGGCACTGGCGATACGTTAAGAACTGCTGGTGACAAGATCAATGATAATTTTACAGAACTTTATACTATTCTAGGCGGACACGCTGATACTCCTATGACTGGAGTATCCTTTGACAGTGCAGGTATTATATTCGAAGGTACGCTCGCGGACGCGCACGAAACGTTTATTCGAGGTGGTAATCCTTCTACTGATATTCGTATTAACCTACCTATATTAAGTGGTACATTAATTGTAGATAGTGGTGGACAAACAATAAAGGGTAAGACACTTGATAGTGCTACCTCTATGATCAATCCATACTTCCAAGATTCTGCAAACGCAGTTTCAAAATATCAAATTGAACCAGGTGCACTTCAGGCATCACATGCCGTATCACTACCAGTTATTACAGCAGCTGATCAGTTTACATTCAATTCTGTTGCACAAACGATATCGAATAAAACATTAGCTGATCCAGTTATTCAGAATCCAATCATACACGGTGGGATAGAAGATTCAGCTGGACAAGAACTTGTTAATCTTTTCAGTACAAGCTCAGCCGTAAACGAACTTAGGATTCAAAACGCAGCAACTGCAACAATGAGTGCCAACCCAGCTCCTGGGCCAAAGCTTAGCGTATCAGGTAATGATACACATATTAATATGATATTGGAAACAAAAGGTAATGGTACAGTCGCATTCAACGATCCGCAGAGACTAGGAAATGAAACACTTACATCGAGTACTGCAATCAGTGTAAACGTACCACTTACAATTATTAATGCTGGTGGTGCTACATCAATGACAATGGGTGATGGGTATGGTATCGGTCATGTTAAATCATTGCTAAATAAAGGTGCAGGAAGATCAACTATTACACCATCAAACTTGGCAGGAAAAACGACAATCGCTTTAAACCAATACGCTTCTATAGACTGTGTCTGGGAGGGATCAAACTGGTATGTTCGAGGATTAGATTCTGCAGACGGTCATGGTAATTTGGTGATATTGGCATAAGAGGGTAAAAATAATGGCATCAGTAATTAATCAATCAACTAAACTTCTAATAGCTCAGAAGCTTTTAACTGAAGACTCTGACACAAACATGTATGTTGGACTCGGACGTAGTAACACATGGGACGATACAGATACAGCCCCAACCCCAATTGCAAGTGAAAGAGAACAAAGAAACCTTAGACTTTCTCTACAATCCATGAAACAAATAACAGCTTCATCGCTTGTAGTACCACGTAACATATGGGCATCTGGTGCAATCTATAGTGGATATAACGATAACCTAGCAGGCAATGAACCAACCCAGCCATACTATGTTATGACTGATGAAAACCAAGTGTACGTGTGTATTCAAAAAGCTAGGACTGATGCTGGCCTAGATAAAACTTCTACAACAAAACCAACAGGAACTGGCACTGAGCCATTTTTAACTACTGAAGGTTATATTTGGAAGTTCCTTTACACAGTTGGTTCTCTTGATGCTACAAACTTCTTGGCTGCTAACTTTCAACCAATCGCACTACAAACTGACTCTGCAGCAGCAATAGGTCTTACCGCTTCTCAGGTACAGCAGATTGGTATTCAAGTCGCAGCAGATTCGGCGCACGAAATTGTAGGCGCATTAATGACAAATAATGGTAGTGGATACAATCCAGCTTTACCTCCTGCAGTTACAATTGTAGGAAATGGATCTGGAGCGAGACTCGCATCAACAGTTGATGCAAGTGGTCAGGTAACTAAACTTGAACTAATTGATTCCTCTGGCGTTATTACAATGGGCAAAGGATACGAATATGCCCATATTTCGATCGCAGCACCTTCAAGTGGTACAACAGCAACTGCAAGAGCTATTCTTGGTCCTAAATCTACAACAGGCTTTGGCTTTGGTGCAGATGCAAGAGAAGATCTAAGATCAAGAGCTATAATGTACAACTCTAAGCCAGATGGCGACGAAGGCGGCGACTTCTTAATTAATCAAGACTTTAGACAGATCGGACTGTTTCAAAATCCGACAGAATTCGATTCTAACTCACCAGGTAATCTGGTTACAGCTGCAACAGTCAATGCGCTTTATAAAATGATCTTCTCATCAGTGGGTACTGCGTACACGGTAGATAACACTTTAATCGGCGGAACATCTGGTGCAAAAGCATATGTTGACAAAATTGATGGAACAAGCCTATGGTATCACCAAGATGAAGCTACTGGGTTTACACAGTTCGATTCAGGAGAAACAGTTACAGAAGTAAGTGGCTCTGGTACAGGCGTGATACAGCATCACAACTTAGTTCCAGAAGTAAATCCATTCTCTGGTAATTTACTTTATACCGATAACCGAGCGGCAATCACCAGATCATCTGGACAAGCAGATGATCTTAAAATTATTATTCAAATATAAGAGTGTACTAGATGCCAAATACATTTAATTCAAATACTTTCACCTCCACATATAAAGATGATTTTAAAGATAGCGATGGCTTTCACAGAATCCTTTTTAACAGTGGTAAGGCACTTCAGGCCCGTGAGCTTACTCAGTCACAGACAATAACTCAGACAGAATTAGCTCGTCTTGGTCGATTTGTATTTGATGGCGGTGAAGGTGCAGCGGTTGAACCAGGTGGATTTGGTAAAAGCGAACCAGAATTTATTAAATTAAATACTGCAACGAACGCATTACCAGCAGATCCAACTGCTTTGGTTGGGGTTGAGCTTACAAGTGCAGGTGGTATTAAAGTAGAGGTTACAGAAGTATTCGTTGCATCAGGATCTGATCCTGCGACTCTTTTTGTAAATTACACAGATACAACTGCGGGAACTGCAGGACCAACTACTATCCGTGTTGCACAGGGTGAGAATCTTACAGGCGGTGGCCACACTCTCACTATTGGATCTACTGGTACTGGTCAAACAGCACCAATCGTAGGTCAAGGTAAAAAATTCGGTAATGCTAACGGAGTGTTCTTCGTAAAAGATCACTTTGTATTTGCCCCAGCACAGTCAGTTGTAGTAAATAAGTATTCTACTACGCCAGATGCAGATCTTGGCTTCATTGTTACAGAAGATATTGTAACTGCAAGTGACGATACTGGTCTTTTTGATAATCAGGGCGTAACCCCGAACTTAGCTTCTCCGGGCGCAGATCGATACAGAATAAGTCTTACTCTTGCTAATAAAGCAGATCTAACTGGTACCCAAAACTTTATTTGGATTGCTTCAATGGAGCAAGGTAAAATTGTCGATCAGACAAAAGCAGATGACAGTCTTGCTACTCTTGGAGATATTCTTGCAAAAAGGACAAGAGAAGAATCTGGTAACTACATTGCAAAGAATTTCCTACTTTCTTTCGAAACAGATTCGGATAATTCTGCAAATCTAAAATTTGGTGTCCAACCAGGCATTGCATATGTAAACGGTTACCGTGCGGCAACAGATAAGTTCGATACTGTAACAGTAGCAAAACCAAGAACTTTACTGACAGCAAACAACGAAGTGTCTGCAGCCAATTTTGGTAACTATATAAATGTAATTGGTACAGGTAGCAAAGGATTACCCGATATTAGTCGGTTCGAACTATATAATTTAAGAAGCGCGGTAAACTATGGTGGCAGTACAATTGGTACTGCACGTGTTAAAGCAGTAGATCAAGGCGGTGGTACAGATTATAGAATGTACCTCTTTGATGTAAAAATGAATGCTGGTAGCCCATTCAGATCAGTTCGATCTATTGGTTCTGGTGCAGCAGAGTATTTCAACGTAGTTACAACTGGCGGGGTAAAAAGATTCGATACAACGGTAGATCTCGACAATCTAATCTTCGATCTTCCAGTTGATAGACCCAACGTGCTAACAGATATATCTCTTACAGTTCAAAGGTATGGAACATTCACTGCAGGAACACCATTACTGACACTAACCGCATCTGGAGAGACTTTTGCAAACACTACGGATTGGATTGTTGCAGACTCTGCCATTGCTACTGGCGTCAGCATATCTGTTAGTGGTGGAGCATCGGCATCATTCGCAAACTTACCAACAAACCCATCCACTTATCACGTTCTCTACTATGTAAATAAATCCATAGGAAGTACAAGACAAAAAACTCTGGTAACAGGTGCTACTGATACAATTCAACCTGGTACAGATGAAATTGTAAATCTTACAAAAGTAGATATCTACAAATTTAATTCGATTACAGATAGTGCTGGCGCAGACATTTCAGATCGGTACATTACGGATAATGGTCAAAGAGATGATTTCTATGGACTTGGTAAATTAACACTAAAAGGCGGAGCAACAGCTCGAGCAAGTAGAGCAGTTACAGTAAACTATGATCACTTTACACACGCTGCATCGGGCGACTTCTTCGCAAGAAACTCTTACATTGGTGCGGTTGAGTATGAAGACATTCCAAATTATACGTATAGAGATGGATCAGTAGTTAACCTAAGAGACGTACTTGATTTTAGATCTTCAGTTGGCTCAAATGCTGACTTTAACCCTGGAACTGGTGCTAGAGTTAATGAGATTCCACAGAATACAGATCTTATTACGGCAGACGTAGAATATTATCTACCAAAGAATGTTATTCTAACAATTGACGAAGACGGGCTCTTAGCAGTAAAAGAAGGTAAGCCAAGTCTTACTCCTCAATTCCCACAAACTGCAACAAGCGAATTAGAACTCTTCCGAGTTAAAATGAATGGCTATACTGTAAATGATAGCGACGTCTCTTCTCAGAAGGTCGAGGCAAAAAGATATACCATGGCCGATATTGGTCGATTGGAAAAAAGAGTTGATGAGATCGAAGAGCTTACTGCTCTTAGTATGCTAGAGCTAAGCACCCAGACATTCAGTGTTCTTGATTCTTCAGACAACACAAGATTTAAATCCGGAGTATTTGTAGACAACTTTGCAGATCATCTTCGATCATTAGTAAATGCCCCAGACTATAGAGCAGGACTTGATCCACAAGGTAAAGTAATAAAACCAAGTGCGATTGAAAAAAGTGTTCTACTGAAATACGATTCAGCAAATTCTTCTAACGTAATTCGCAAAGGTGATAACGTATATCTCAACCACACCCACGTACCTTATATTAGTCAACCTCTTGCATCCGGATCAGAAAATGTTAATCCATTTAGTGTTGTACTTGGTAAGGGTTTAATTCAATTATCACCATCATCTGATAGCTGGAAAGAAACAAGGTATAAAGCAGATAAAATAGTTCAAGGTGGTACAAAAATTCTACAAGATGATACTCTTCTTGCTAACCAGAACATATGGAACTGGGCAGGAACAAGTGTCAATGACGTAAACGTCGATGGATTTGTTGCAGGCCAAACTGTTGCACAAAGTGCTACCAATAATGGCGCAACCAACGCGATGATAATGGGCGGAGGAACCTTTACTAATACTAGTGGATCGATCTCGATTGCTAGCGAAGAAACAACGAATGAGCTCATTGATGATAAGATCGTTTCAAGAGTAAGTGTACCATATATGAGAAGCTTGAAGGTGTTCTTCAAAGCTCAAGGGCTAAGACAGAATACAAGATACTTTGCATTCTTTAATAAGAAACCAGTAGATAGTTGGGTAAGAGAAGAATCGTTCCAGAATATCGCGAGTGCTGTTACAGACTTCGGTGATCAATACGCTTCAGCAACATCACACCCTGATGGTGCAGGTAATCTAATATCAGACACAAACGGTACTATTACTGGTAGCTTCTTTATTCCAGCAACAGACACTACTAAATTTAGAAGTGGTGAAGCAGAATTTACCATGTTGGATATTTCTAAGTATAGTCTAACTGATGCACTCTCAAAGGCAAGTACAACATTCTTATCCTCTGGCGTAATTGAAACAAGGCAAAGAACATTCCTATCAACAAGACACGTTACCCTTACTGGATCTGGCGATAGCCGAACTGTTACAGTATTTGCTGAGGGAGGCCCTGAACCTTCGGAGGATTACGATCCTCTAGCACAGACATTTAGGGTTAGTCAGTCTACTGGTATATTTGCAACAAAAGTAGACCTTTACTTTGAAACAAAACCAACAAATGGCGTTCCGGTATGGGCGCAACTACGACCAGTCGTAAATGGCTATCCTTCTTCAACAGAAATTTATCCAGGGACAACACAATATAAAGGTCCAAGCGCAATTACTACAAGTACTGATGCAACCGCAGCTACTACCTTTACATTCGACGAACCAGTCTATCTTCCGGCTGGAGAGCATTGTGTTGTTGTTGGTAGTGATAGTAACAAATATAGAGTTTATATTGCAGAGGTTTATAAGTTTAAACTTGGAACCACTGAGACAAGAATTAACAGTCAGCCAACTCTCGGCTCACTCTTTAAATCCCAGAACGCGAGTACTTGGGAGCCATCGCAGACACAGGATCTTACATTCGTACTACACAGAGCGAATTTTGTTACAGGCACAAGTGCTGGCTTTGCGCTAATGGAGAACGTTAACCTAGCACCAACACTTCTAGCAGGTAGAACCCAATATAGTAAAACGTCTTTGAATAACCCACTTGAAACTACTAACTCAAGTGCAACAGTTAAGCTTAGGCATCCAAATCACGGTCATGTCGTTGGCGACAAAGTTACAATCGCAGGCGCAACTGCTACTGGCGGTATATCTGCAGCAAACATTAACGGGGCAAGAACCGTAGTAGATATTGATCCGAATGGACTTACATTTACAGCAGGTGCAGCAGCATCGAGTTCGGCAGTTGGTGGTGGATCTGCAATTACCGCAAGTCATCAGGCAATGGGTGATACAGCATTTACAAACCTAGGCGAACCAATGATGCCAGTTCTTACAGATCTTCAATATGAAGCGAAGTTCACAACTGGTACATCTTACGCACACGTAGGTGGATCAGGTCAGACAGCATATCAAAAAGATGCAGCGTTTGCTGATATCCAAGATAAATCACTTATCCGATTTAATTCACCTCGTATGATTGCACATAACACAAATGAAACAAGTGAGCTTGGATCTGGTGTTCGATCGTTTACGGGTAAAGTAACGTTCAGCACAACAAACGCATTGGTCTCACCAGTTCTTGATATGCAACGTGCTACTGTGGTAATGACAAATAATATTATTAACAACCCAGCCAACTCAAGGGTGGCGGGAACAAACGATGATATGGTACTATCAACATTCGTTGCTGAAACTGACCCAAGTGCTGGTTCAAGTGCAGCAAAACATCTTACAAACGTAATTGGTCTAGAAGAATCTGCAAAAGGTCTTAAGATCCTACTTGCTGCTACCCGACCACAAAACGCGGTACTTGAGGTTTATTTCAGAACTAACGCAAACGGCGAGATTGCTGACCAGGACTTTACTATAGTAACAGTAGAAGGTGCAACCCCAGCTTCGGATGAAACAGGAAGAGTCTTTAGAGATTACGAATTCCTTGCAGGCGGACTTGGTGGCGACCTAGAAGACTTTACAGAATTCCAGGTTAAGATAGCTATGAAATCAAGCAATAGTTCAAAAGTACCAGTATTAAGGGATTTACGAGTGATAGCATTGGCGGTATAATATGGGAAGAATAAAGGTAGAAGGTTACTCAAACCTTGTACGTGACACAAGATCTGGCGCTATTATTAATATAAATAAAAAGGAAATAGAAAGAGCAAGAAGAATGAAATCAGAGAGAAAAGAGAAAGAAGTTACTTTCGAAAATCTCAAATCTGACGTTTCTGAATTAAAGAATGATATGAGTGATATTAAACAAATGCTCCAGAAATTAGTAGGCAAACAGTAATGGCAAAAACGTACATATCACTACTCTCAACTTTTAAACAGCAAGTTGATAAGATTAATTCCCAGCGGAACCTTATTGGTGATCTTGCGCTACTGAAAACTACTGCCGATTCCGATCTGGTTGTTTCACTGAATGAAATATCAGACTCTATAGGCGTTGGCGGACTGAATACTACTGCAGCAACTCTTATAAGTGCAATAAACGAATTACATGATTCGATTGGCGAAGTTGCTCTCAAAACAGACGTTACAGGTATTAAACCTGCAATCAATGAGATTAGCGATTCGATTGGATCAGGAGGACTGGATACTTCTGTAAAGAATCTTGTTGGTGCTATTAATGAGCACGAAGGCGATATTGGTAATATGACCTTGACTGGTCTTACTGCAACAGATCTTTCAGCTGCAGCAAGAGAGCTTCGTACAGAACTTGGTGCACATGGATCACTTACTACAACTGCTACCTCAAACCTTGTTGGAGCCATTAACGAACTAGATGCAGAACTTGGTACGATCTCAACCGGCGTGATGGGAACATCAGCAGGAACAGTTGGTGCTGCGATCGGTGAACTTGAAGCTGAAATCGACACGCTCAATGCAAGAGTAGAACCTGCGCAAGCTTTAACTACAGAGGCAACCACACTATCAGATGCTGTAAATGAGCTTTCAGATTCGATTGGATCAGGCGGATTGAACACTACTTTAAAGACTCTTATAGGCGCAATAAACGAACACGATGCGGAGCTAGGTACAATTTCAGCAGGGGCGTTTGGAACAACTGCATCAACGGTTAGTACTGCAATTGCTGAACTACATGGCGAACATGGTCCACTTTCAACTCTGGCAACATCAACTAAGGGAACATTTGTAGGGGCAATCAACGAACTTCATGGATCTATAGGAGTGATAGACGCATCGGTAACAGCATCACCAGTCGGTAACTTGGCGGCACTTTCTACCACTGCAAAGGCAAACGTCGTAGTTTCTATTAACGAAACGTATGGTAGAATTCCGAATATATACGATTCAGATGGTACGTTACTCAATTAAGGGATTAGATTATGGCAGGTCCAACTGACGCCCTTCTTAAGATTTCAGACGCAAATGGTAACCTTAAGAAGATTACGGATACAGAAGAAAACTATCTCGCCTATCAGGCAGGCCTTCAGTTAGCAGCCGCTGGAACATCTGAAGTTGCATCTCTTAACACATCTTCCGGAACTACTATTGGTACATTTACAAATACAAGATTCGATCAGGCGGTAGGATCTCATCCTGGATCTGCAATTAGTACAACTACTACCAATGTTACAATTAAACAGGTTACAGGTACTGCATCAGAGAATGTAGCAAACTTTACAAAGCCTGTACTATATGATAAGTTCCCAGGTGAAATAGAAGCAGCAAATTCATCTCAGATGGATGCAATCGCAGATCGATTAATTGGAAAGATCTTTGTAAACGATTATCCTGGAACATATAAACTTGCAACAAGTGCGCCTTCGGGATACACAGCACATCTTTCAAATGTATTCACCGACACAAGAACAGATGGTCACTCTGTAAATTATAGCATCTATAAGCGCCAGACCATGACTGAACCAACTGTAGTAAAAGCTATAAAGTTAGTTCCTGGCGGTACTGGTGGTACACAAAATCTAAAAGGTATGTCGAACACTGAGGCAAAGGTTAGTTTTGGTCAACGTGTTAAAACACGCATTATGTCTTCTACAGATAATATTGGGGCATATCAAATAAGATCATCAGCACAAGGTGCTCCATCTGCATCTGGTACATGGGTGGCAAAAGGTACTGCTACTGATACGAAACTCACTACAGCAGATGCAAACTATACACGAGACTCTACTCGAACATCCACCCGAACGTCAACAAATCCTTTTACCCGAAATAGTACGGTTGATTATATTACATCATACACAGGCACGTATGCAGGTGATTATGTAGGATTTCAATCTTTCGATGGGACTGCATTTACATTAGCGTATGTTGGTAACTATGACGGACCAGGCGGGGATAACTTTACAAGAAACTCTGATGGCGCTGCTTTCGTAGGTAATTACGAATCTGGATTTGGTGGTGTTGTAACCTACACCGGTAACTACGAGGCAGATTATCAGGGTGCCTTTACTCGTGTAAGAGCGGATAATTATGGTGGTGCAGCGAACCCATTTACTGGGACTGGTTATGCGGTTTACACCGGTAATTTTGAAGGCAACTATGAGGGAGATTTTCAGAGTGCCTTTACAAGAGGTTCTACTGTTACAGTTTATTATCTTGCAGAATTTGCGGGCGACTATGTGCCAACCTATGTTGGGGATTATACTAGTACCTTTGACGGGAATTATACTGGTAACTATGTACCAACCTATGATGGAGAACCTGATTTCATAGGTGAATATGTTGGCAATTACGATGAAGAGTATACAGGTGATTTTGTAGGCAACTATGTTGCAGACTATGAAGGCAATTACGTGGGTAACTACGTAGGCAACTATGCTGGGGAAACAATTCAAGCTGGAAGCACAACAATCGAAACCTATACCTTATATGTTAGGACTGCTTAAATGGCTTTGACGACCTTACAAACCCCTCTCAAATTACAAGGGACCAATGGCGATCTGATACAATTTGATTCAGACGAAATGGCCTATCTTGCCTATAAGGCGGGAATAAAACTATCGACTATTGCAAACACATCTACTAGTAGGATAAACTCTTCTGGGGCTGGTAGTGATGCGATCGGTACTTATACTGATACACAGTTCGATCAATCGGTAGGATCTCATGGCACACTCACAACAACTACTACTAACACAGTAATTTACCAAAAAAGTGGTACGACTTCTCTTACCGACTCAGATGGATTTAGGCGCCCATTTGGATTTCAGAATAGTCCAAACTTTCAATTACGGGAAATGGCAGACTCTGATCTGAACTTATTGACTGATGAACTTGTAACGCGTATTCACACTTTTCAATATCCTGGAACATATAAGCTTGCAGCAAGTACACCAGGAAGTGATTATGCTGCCGCTCTATCAAATGTCTTTACAGATAACCGAACAGATGGCACAGCAGTAAATTATACTATCTGGAAACGTACTGCAATGACTGCCCCTACTACAGCCAAGTACGTTAAGGCCAAGGGCATATACAAAGATGAAACAGATCTAGATCAATCATTCGATGGCGCACAAGAAGCTACAGTTGGCCAAATAGGATATACGTTAGGCAAGTACGCGCAGAATCGAATTATAGCAAACGCAAAAGCTGGTCTATATGAACTCAGATCTTCTGCAGACGGTGCACCAGGTACCGGTACTTGGTTAAATCAAGGTACTGCAACTGATACAAAGCAAACTACAACTGATACGAACTACACAAGAGATAGTACGAGAGATAGTACGAGAGTAAGCACAAGAGATAGTACAGACAACTTTACTAGAAACTCTACTGATACATTTACCAGAAACTCTACCGATGATTTCGTAGGCGATTACGTGGGCACGTACCAGGGCGAGTTCGCGGGCGACTACGCGGGTAACTATGCAGGTGAATATACCCGAGACAGTACTTCTGATTATACTGGGATCTACCAAAGAACAAGCACGCGTACGTCAACTAGAGATTCTGAAGTAGACTACGTTGGCAATTACAATTTAGACTTCGAAGGTAACTACACTGGTAACTACGTAGGCAACTTCGAAGGTAACTACGTTGGAACATATACCGGTGACTTTGAAGGTAACTATCTTGGCAATTATGTTGGTGGTAACTTCCTTGGTGATTATACCGGTAACTATGTTGGCGGTAACTTCCTAGGTGATTACACTGGTAACTATGATGGCCAATATACAAGAGTCTCAACTCGCAACTCGCAGAGAACATCTACTGTTAACTATACAAGAGATAGCACTCAGAACTTTACCCGCAATTCCACGCAAGCCTTTACTGGGAACTTTGCGGGTAACTTCCTTGGTGATTATACTGGTAACTTCTTAGGCGATTACACTGGTAACTTCCTTGGTGATTATACTGGGAACTTTGCGGGTAACTTCTTAGGCGATTATACTGGCGACTTCACCGGAAACTATACTGGCATCTATGGGAGAGTTAGAACGCAGTCTGGTAACCCATACACTGGTGGTGGCTATGCACAATACATAGGCGATTTTACAGGGGATTATACGAGAAATAGTACAAGAAATTCTCAAAGAACTAGTACAAGAACTAGTACAAGAAATTCTCAAAGAACAAGAGCTACAAACTACCAGAGAACAAGAGCTACAAACTACCAGAGAACGAGTACCAGAGATAGTACGCAAGCCTTTACAGGCGACTTTACTGGGGACTATACCGGTAACTTTGCAGGGGACTATGTCGGCGGCAACTTCCTAGGTGATTATACCGGGAACTACACCGGTAACTACGATGGTCAATTTACTAGAAACTCACAAAGAACATCGACCGTCGATTATACTAGAAACTCACAAAGAACATCGACAGTCGATTATCAACGAACGTCAACCCGTAATAGTACAGACACCTTCGATGGTACATTTACTCGTGATTCAACCAGCGATTCTACACTTGCATATGTAGGGAACTATAGCGAAGATTATGCCGGCAACTATGTAGCCGACTATCTTGGTAACTACGAAGGTAATTATCTTGGCGATTACGAAGGGGTATATACTGGTAACTTCGTTGGAAACTATTCAGTCGATTATGTTGGCGAGTATGTCGGTAACTACAGTGCAGACTATGAAGGTGCGTTTGCAGGAAACTATGTAGGCGACTTTACAGGAAATTATGTCGGGGACTTTACTGGCGACTATACTGGTAATTTCGAAGGCAACTACACCGGAAACTATACTGGTAATTATACCGGAGATTATAGCGGGCTATTGATTAATAGTGCCAATGAAACAATTGAAACTTATACGCTCTATATGCGCATTGCTTAATTAGGAATAAGTGAAATGAAAAAACTATGGAAGCATCCCTTTTGGGAGAACTACCAGAAAGACCGTATTACCTGCAAATTGGTAATTGACCATGGAGATGGTAAAGAATCTTCTTCTACTGCAAAAATCTTTAAATACACAAAAGATGGCAAGCAGAATCCTGACTGGGATGAAATTATTAAGCAGAATACTATCGAGAAGATTGATATCAATACATCGGAACGTGAAGAGCGACATCGTAAACGTCGTGAAGCAGATATTATGAAACGGAAAGAGCAAGAGCAATCGAAGAAACTGGAAGAGCTTTTTAATGCAAAGCTTGAAGTCTTTGAGATTGATACTATTAAAGGCTCTACCAATCGTAAAATGAAAGCAAGAATGAGAAAGTCCAAAAACAGATATGAGTTATTGGCCTACACAGTTATGTTATTGAAAGATGAAATAGAGAATGAGCAGCCCAAGTAAAGGTTTTGTAATTGTTGCCTCAAAACAATGGGCATTTTATGCATCAGCAGTAAACCTAATCGATTCAATATTGGATCACTACGAAGATGCAAGGATCACTTTATTCACACACGATGATTGGGTTGATGACCGTGCAAGGGATATGTGTGAACATATCTTTGACTGTCCTGACCATATAAGATCTAAGATGTATGGTATGCAAAATACGCCATACGATATCACATTCTACATTGATGCAGACTGTGAATGCGCTCACGAAGACATTATAAGTGTCTGGGACGAGTTAGGCGATAATGATCTAACATTTGTAGAACTGAAAAAAGATGCAAGATCTCAAGGAAGCTTTGCAGAAGTATATGCTGAGTTTGGTGACGGTGAAAGGGTTGACCTTACCCTTTGTGGTGGAGTATGTTTATATGATCATAGCAAACCAATCATGAAGGAATTTATGATAGACTGGTGGGAGATGTTTGTAATACAAGAACGAATCTACCAAAGAAGAAAAAAAGATATTCGTTATGATGAGCCCGAAAGATGGTGGGCAAATGATGTTCCACATTCTATGCTAAGATGGGATCAGTTTACTCTTTGGTGGATGGTAAACAAAATGGATAAATATAAAGATATTAAGATTGGTAGGTTCTCAGACAATTATCGTTGGAACTGGTTTACTAGTTTTCGACAAAAAGAAGACGGTAGCTATAACTTAGTTGACAAAGATCCAATCATTATACATTATTCATCAACAATGAACAAAGCAGCGGATTATAGAATATGAGAGATATAAAAATCAACAATGAAGAAGTCCAGAAAACTTTAGACAAATTACAGAAGTTTATATCCCAGCAATGGGAAAACGGGGAATTGAAAAAAGATCTAAAACTGAATTGTAAGAATAGCAGCTGGAAGGACTGGACGTCTACTGAATATATGCACAGAGTTATTCAGATGGGACAACAGCACGAAGGCTTCCCAGAAACAATGCAGTCTTTTCATGGATTGCAACCAGGTAAGGTTGACGATGATGCTGATGTTCGTACGCTTCAGAAATACAGAGATGTTGCCCAGGAAACAAATGTAGAATTAATGACGGAGCTATCTGCACATCGCAATACTCTTGTTACTGTATATCCTCCAGGAGGGTTTATTAGTTGGCACAATAATGCAAATGCTGCTGGATATAATGTTATCTTCTCATGGTCTGAGAATGGTGATGGCTGGTTTGATTACTGGGATCTAGATAAAAAAGAAAGAGTCCGGGTACAAGATGTTCCAGGATGGCAGTGTAAGATGGGATATTTTGGCGGATACCACCAACAAGATCGATTGTGTTACCACTCTGCTGCTACGAACTGTTTAAGAATCTCTGTCGCATATGTCTTCCAGGAAGCAGAAGATATGTGGGAATCAATCATCGAGGATATTGAAGATCCAGTATGATCAATGTAGTATGTGTTAAGTCTGGTACAAAGTACAATGCTGAACATGTAAACAGACTCTATAGAATGGTAAAAAGAAATCTGGATTTACCATTTCAATTTTACTGCCTTACAGAAAATCCAGAAGACCTATATCCTGAAATTCAAGTATACGACATATCAGAATACACCGATTCTGAAATAAAAGGGTTCTGGCCAAAGATCTGTGTCTTTGATCCGACCGTGTATAATACACCGGGCAAGGTATTATATTTGGATATTGATGTTGTTATTCATTGTAATATAACACATTACTTTGATAATGTAAACCCCCAAAAGATTAAAATATGTTTTGTTGATAGCGATACATTAGTTGAAACATCTGCTTTCGACATTGGATATAACTACAACACAAAAGTAAACTCTTCTATAATGTTCTTTCATTCAAATAATATGAAAAAGATTTACGACGCATTTATGGCAAATCCGTATTTTGTAATGAATGAATATAAAGGTGTTTGTAGATATTTGTGGCATACGGTCCGGGACGATCTAGAATTTTTAGAAGTTATGAAAGATTATTATGGTACATACGGAGTATCTGTTGCTATGAAACACAAGAAAGGGTGGGGGAAGTATAGATTTGAAAGAGTAAATGGTGAATGGATAAATAACCCTGACGTAGGTTTATTACATGCACCACACATTCCATTTTGCATATTGAATGGGGTAACAGCACAAGATGATCTATGGGAATTTGCTGAGGAGCTTTTTCTTGAATATTATAAATAAGCCAAAGTATTTTTAGTATAAATAGTATAGAATTAATGATAAAAGGTACTAAACATGGCTGTTTACGAAGACTTAGAAATTGAACAAGGATCTTCATTTACCTATATAGTTAGTGTCAAGGATCCAAATGGTGCAGCGTATGGCCTTAATAGTCATACCTTCGCAGCACAGATGAAAAAGACTTACACGTCATCCTCTGTTACTGCAAGCTTTACTGCAGCAGCTACAGCAGTTGCAGGTGAGATCAAAATTAGCCTTACGGACGAACAGACAGCGACTATTAAAGCCGGACGATATGTGTATGATGTTTTAATTGAAACACCTGCTAATGAAAAATACAGGGTAATCGAAGGCATGATAACCGTCACGCCCGGCGTTACAACGATCTCGTAGATTATGGCAAACACTGGCAGAAGAATAACCCCGTTTGGAACGAATACTATTCGTAAACCCGACTTCCGGCTTATCAACTATATTTTATCTAATTTTGGTGACAGTGCACAAGTCTCAGATGTACTACAATTTATCTACGATAGAGCATTTGCCGAAACTGTAGATCCTACACAGGTATTACAATTAGCAGTAAGTAAGATCTTTGGCGAAAGTCTGAACACAACCGACGTTGATACACTGAATATTGTACAGGCCGTTGGGGAAACATTATCTGGTCTTGATGATGCTGCACTTACTGTTGCTCTTGGTAAATCAGAAGCTCTTACAGCGTCTGAAGGTGTTGTCAAGGTAATTAGTACCGCAAAGAGCGAAGGCCAGACCGCTGTAGATACATTCGCTAAAGTTGTAACATACATTCGTACATTTGGCGAAACTGTAAACCAAACAGATTCTCAAGTATTAACTACAAGTTTGGTTAAAGCTGATACAGTAAGCAAAGCCGATTCGCAAGTACTTACTACAAGCCTAGTAAAAGCGGACGGGGTAAATGCTGATGATCTTATTGGTGTACCTGATGGTATAACGTATCAGTTTGCAATGGGTAAATCAGAGAATTTAACCGCAAGTGAAAACTTTGCAAAGGTATGGACTGCCCGACTTGCACCAGGAGAAGCATTAGATGCTGTTGATACCCCAGCCCTTAGTATTAGTAAACCATTCTCAGACACAGTAGTTGCCGCGGACTCTGCGATATCCATTGGTTCTCTCTTTGAAGAATCCCCAGGTGATACTCTATCTGGCACGAGTGACGCATCAGTCATATCATTTGGTAAGAATCCAAGTGAGGCACTCAGTGCCGGGGACGTCTTCTCTCGTGTGGTAACATACAAACCAGCATTTGGTCATACGGCAGATGCTGCTGATACCCCTGCACTTGCGCTGAGTAAACCATTTGGCGATTCAAATACAGCATCTGATAATTTTGTCTTAGTAACTGGACAAGGCTTTAACGACACTGCCGATGCTAGCGAAAGCTTAGTCCAAACAATTGCAAAAGCTTTAGGCGACACCGCAGACGCAGAAGATCTTGTTGGTGTACCAGATGGGCTTACGTTTACATATGCTATGACAAAGGCCGATGGTGCAAGTGCAGCAGAAAGTCTATCAAGAGTATGGACAGCATTCCTAACACCATCCGATACAGCCGATGCAGCGGAAGCAAAAGTATTCTCATTGGCCAAGCCAGTTGGTGACACTGCTGATGCTAGCGAAAGCCTACTTATATCATTCCTACGAATATTTGCCGATACAGCATCGAAAGCAGACGCACCAGTTATTGCAACCACACTTGGAAAAGCGGATACTGCAGATGCAGCGGATGCTGATGTACTAACGATTGGCCTAGTAAAAAGCGAATCTCAATCAGCAGCTGATACAGGTAAACTACTTGAAACAAGTTACTTTGGAGCAGATTACGTCGTACTTGATACAACAACCCCATATAATGCAGATACATTTATCAACTTTACATAAATTTAAGGGATTATTTTTATATAAATAACAGTACTACAACCCTTAATAATCACTACTTAATAGGAGATACCCATGCTTAGTGAAACCCTTAAACCCTCAGGACAATTGAAAATTGTCTTGCGAGACAAAGATGGAAACATCAAGTCCGAGCAAAATGAAAAGAACCTCGTCGTAACGGCAGGTCTGACCTACATTGCCGCTCGAATGACGGACACTTCAATCCCAACCGATATGTCACACATGGCTGTTGGTACAGGTACAACTTCAGCTGCTGCAGGTCAAACTGCTCTGGTAACAGAATCAGCTCGTGTTGCACTTACTGGTGCTGAAGGCGCTCCTTCTACTAACACAATCGTATACACTGCGACTTTCCCAGCTGGTACAGGTACAGGCGCACTTACAGAAGCAGCCGTTTTAAACGCATCTTCTTCTGGCACAATGCTTTGCCGTACAGTGTTTTCCGCAGTAAACAAAGGAGCAGATGACTCTGTTACTATTACTTGGACAATTACTATCAGCTAATAACTAGATTTTTAAGAAGGTAGTATCCTATTATGACAACCATCACGTTAAGAAGTACTAAAGGTTCACCGTTAACGAACAATGAGGTAGACGCAAACTTTAATGCACTGGACAGTGACAAACTCGAAATCACTGCTCCAGTCGGTTCTGCCACGATTCCAGCGGGGACAACAGCTCAACGTGATGGGAGTCCTTCAGCAGGATTTCTAAGATACAACACCACAACGAATACATTCGAAGGTTACCATGCAGCTGCATGGGACACTATTGGTGGGGGATTAGATTCTGCACTTGTATTAGATATTGCCGCTCCAAATCAAACTATTACAGCTGGTGTTGGACTAGGTGGAGGTGGTAACGGATCTACCGTTACTCTCAACATTGATTCAGCAGAACTTCTAGCATACTATAATACTTCGCTTGTTCACGATAATCTTTCGGGATTCGTTGCAAACGAACATATAGATCATAGCGGAGTAACACTTACAGCTGGTGCTGGACTTACCGGCGGCGGTACGATTGCAGCTAGTCGAAGCTTTGCAGTTGGTGCTGGTACAGGTGTTACAGTAAACGCAAACGACGTAGCTATTGGACAACCCGTTGGAACAACAGACTCAGTAACATTTGCTGGGCTATACGCTTCAGGTAATGTTGTTGTTGGAGGTAACCTAACTATTAATGGTACCCAAACAACTGTTAACTCAACCACGGTCCAAATAGACGACAAATTATTCACACTTGGAGATGCTGCAGCTGATAGCTCTGGTATGAACGGTGGTGGTATTGAACTCAGTACTACAGGCGGCGCGAATCCAAGTATACTATATTTTACATCCGGCGATAAATTTACAGTCACAAAGAACTGGGACGTTCAAGGTAATGTTACATTATCAGGCACAGTCGATGGTGTAGATGTTGCTGGTCTCGAAGGTAGATCAATTGTAGCAGGAAGTGGGCTTACTGGCGGTGGTACACTGGCTGCTAGTAGAACTTTAAACATTGGTGCAGGTACAGGCATTTCGGTAGCAGCTGATGCAATTGCAATTGACTCTGCTGGACTACTTGCTTACTACAATGGTTCAATCGTCCATGATAATTTATCCGGATTCGTAGCCAACGAACACATTGACCACTCAGGGGTAAGTGTAACCGCTGGCGCTGGTATGACCGGCGGTGGTACGATAGCAGCAACTCGGACATTAAATGTTATCGCTGGTACAGGTATTACTGTAAATGCGAATGACGTTGCAACAAACGACGGACAAATCGTTCACGACAATCTATCAGGCTTCGTAGCAAACGAACACATTGACCACTCTTCAGTTTCTATAACAGCTGGAACGGGTCTAAGCGGCGGCGGTACAATTGCAGCAAATAGAACATTGGCAATTGACTCAAACCAATTCACAGTATATTATGAACCACATATTGACCACGATAATTTAACAAACTTTGTAGCAAACGAACACATTGACCATAGTGGAGTAAGCATTACAGCTGGTGTAGGCCTAAAAGGTGGAGGTACAATTGCTTCCACAAGAGACCTTGCCATTGACTCCGCAGAGCTCTTAACATATTATAACAGCTCACTTGTCCATGATAACTTAAGTGGGTTTGTCGCTAACGAACATATAGATCACTCTGGTGTTACAATGACAGCTGGCGCAGGTATGACTGGCGGTGGTACAATCGCAGCTACAAGAACACTGAACGTGATCGCTGGTACCGGTATTACCGTGAATGCTAACGACGTTCAGACCAACGATGGTGAGATTGTACATGATAATCTATCAGGCTTTGTAGCGAATGAGCATATCGATCACTCGGGCGTAACAATAACGGCTGGTGCTGGTATGACTGGTGGCGGTACAATTGCAGCTACACGAACACTAAACGTTATTGCAGGAACTGGTATTACAGTCAATGCAAATGACGTTACAACAAACGATGGCGAGATTGTTCACGACAACTTAAGCGGTTTCGTTGCTAACGAACATATTGATCACTCTGGTGTAACGATTACAGCCGGTGCTGGTATGACTGGTGGTGGTACAATTGCTGCAACAAGAACACTGAACGTCATTGCTGGTACTGGTATTACAGTTAACGCAAATGATATTCAAACCAATGACGGTGAAATTGTACATGACAACTTAAGTGGGTTTGTAGCCAATGAGCATATTGATCACTCTGGCGTAAGCATTACAGCTGGTATAGGTTTAGCAGGTGGCGGCACGATCGCTTCTACAAGAGATCTTGCAATTGACTCTGCAGAACTTTTAGCGTATTTTGGCGGAACAAAAGGGTTTGATGCAGATAAGCTTGATGGCCAACATGGGTCACATTACAGGATAAACGTCTACAATGCGGCAGGCTCACTTCTGAACTAAGGAACGCAAGATGGCATGGGTTAGAATTACAAATAAGACAGGGACAAATACTCTTTGGGAGTATGATAACAACCCTGCTGATCCTGGTGTTGGTAGTCCGCTACGTTCGCTTTGGCAAAAGTCAGCAGCAGGAATACGCGGTGTACCATATTCAGGCGCACACACGCATGAAGTATATGTAAGCTGTAGACGAGTAGATAAGAACGCTATCGTGGGCGAATTGAGCAAAACTTACTTTGACAATTTAGACGATTAAGGAATAAAGGATGGCAACTCCAACATCAAGACAAACACTGATTGATTACAGCTTAAGACGTTTAGGCGATCCAGTCATAGAAGTAAATGTAGACGAAGATCAGTTGAGCGATAGAGTAGACGAAGCAATTCAGTTTTGGCGGGAGTACCACTCAGAAGCTACCGTACGAACATACGTATCTTATCAGGTAACTGCTTCGGATCTAACAAATGGTTACATTGATGTAGGTGCAGACGTTCTTTATATTACAAAACTATTTCGGCTCTCTAGTGCATTCAATACATCATTTAACTTTTTTGATATTAAATATCAGATGATGTTAAACGACATTGCAGATATGCAAAACTATGCAGGCGACTTAGCATATTATGAACAATTAAATCAATATCTTTCATTACTAGATATGAAACTGAACGGACAACCACAAACAACTTGGTCACGTAAACAAAACAGATTATATGTACATGGCGACTTTCAAGACGGTGACATTGTCAAGAACGAATACATTGTGTATGAAGCATATAAATATATAGATCCAGCAACTTTCACTGAAGTATACAATGATATGTTTTTAAAAGAATACACTACTGCATTAATCAAACAACAGTGGGGTGCAAACCTAATTAAGTTTGAAGGCGTACAGCTACCAGGTGGCGTTACGCTAAATGGCAGACAGATATATGACGATGCCACACAAGAAATCGAAAGATTAAGAGAAAGAATAAGACTCGAGAACGAATTCCCTGCAGACATGTTCGTAGGATAACCCAATGGCGTTATCCCCATACTTTAATCAGAATCTTCAAGCATCACAGTTGATGTATGAAGATATAGTTCTGGAATCAATTAAGATATACGGTCAGGACGTTTATTATCTCCCAAGAGAGATCGTAAGCGAAGACAAGATCCTTGGTGACATTGAATCATCCCGCTTTGATGATGCATATAAGGTTGAGATGTACATTGAGAACATCGAAGGCTTTGATGGGGAAGGCGATCTCTTTACGAAGTTCGGTGTTGAGATACGTGATGAGGCAACATTCGTTGTTGCTCGACGTAGATGGACAACTGCAGTAGCTCGCCTCGATGGCGATGGTACAAGTCTAATCCGACCACGAGAAGGCGATTTAATTTACTTGCCTCTTTCAAAATCTATGTTCCAGATCCAACATGTAGAACACGAGCAACCGTTCTATCAGTTAAACAATCTACCAATCTACAAAATGCGTTCGCAGCTATTCGAATTCAGCGGCGAAGACTTCGATACATCAATTGGAGAAATACAAGGAATCGAAGAAGATCATTCTTACGAATATCTGCTCAAACTTGATTCTGGTGGCAACTTTAAAATTGGTCAAGGTGTTAAGCAAACATTCGCATCTGGGGTTATTCTTAGCGGCGAAGTTAGTCGTTACTCTGATTCTGATAAGATCCTTGGTCTTGTTAACTTCGGTGCAGACGATGGCAAATTCCACTTACCAACTACATCTGTTCTTATTCAGCATGATTCTGCATCTGGTACTCTATTGGCAGGCGAACCAATATCGAAATCGTTCGTTCTTACAGTAAGCGAAAACAACCAGCTATCAGACAATGAAGCAAATACGGACCTTGAAACAACTGCAAGTGATATGAGCTTCTTAGACTTCTCTGAGTCGAATCCATTCGGAGATCCACAATAATGCTCGGTACATATTTTTATCACGAACGAATTAGAAAAACAGTAGCTATGTTTGGCTCACTGTTTAATAACCTATACGTGCTTCGTAAAAATTCCTCTGGCGCAGTTATTAACACACAGAAGGTTCCACTTTCATATGCACCAAAACGTGACTTCTTAGAACGTATTCGTGAAAGTCCAGATCTTGATACAGATACAAAGGTAGCAATAAAGCTTCCTCGTATGTCGTTCGAAATCATTGGTTACACCTATGACGCACAAAGACAGTTACAGAAACAAAGCCAATTTGCAAAAGCAGGCGATGCAAATACAAATCGGGCCAAATTTAATTCACCTGTTCCCTATAGTATTTCAATTCAGTTGAATGTATATGCAAAGACCCAAGATGATGCACTACAAATTGTAGAACAGATCCTACCATACTTTAGTCCTCAATATACATTAACAATTAAACCGTTTGCTAGTTATAGTGATGTGAAAGAAGATGTACCAATTATTCTACAGGGTATGAGCTACCTTGACGATTATGAAGGTAACTTTGGTAGGCGAACAATTATCTACCAATTAGACTTCTTAATGCACGCACAGTTTTATCAGGGCATTGCAAATTCTAAAATCATTCGTCAGGTTGATACAAACCTATATGCTGCAATGGAAGATTCCGATGGAAATGGTAGCGCAATCTATCCACAACCAAAGATTACAGTATTACCGAATCCATTAAATGTTTCGCCTGATTCAGATTTTGGATTTACTACAAATTATACATTCGCGGATAGTGCGACTGAGGTTGCAAAACCATAAAACAAAGTAAGTGACATGAGTGAAAATATAAAAACAGACTATGAGTATTCTAGAGATACGTACTACGAGATCCTAGAAAAAGGAAAAGAATCACTAGAACTAATGATCGAGGTCGCACGCGAGAGCGAGCACCCGCGGGCGTTCGAAGTACTATCTGGTATGATGAAGAACATGGCAGATATTAATGACAAGCTTATGGATCTGAATAAAAAGAATAGAGACATTAACGAAGAACCAAAACAGATAAATGGTACTACAAACAATAATCTGTTTGTTGGATCTACTACAGATCTGCAAAGATTCTTAAGTACTCAAAAAAATGAAAACGTAATTGATATGACACCTAGATTAGATGAATCATGAAAAAGATAGCTATCTCGGCAATATTAATGTAAAGCGAGATGGCATTGTCCAGGACTGGACGCAAGAACAAGTCGTTGAATATAGTAAGTGTATGCAAAATCCAGCTTATTTTGCTAAGACTTATTGTAAGATTATTTCACTCGATAGTGGATTAGTTCCTTTTGAGCTATATCCATACCAAGAAAGGATGTTTGAGCACTTCAATGAGCATAGGTTTAGTATTGTACTGGCTTGCAGACAGTCAGGAAAATCAATATCGTCCGTGGTCTACCTCCTCTGGTACGCAGTCTTCCATCCCGAAAAAACAATCGCTATTCTCGCGAACAAGGGCGCGACTGCGAGAGAAATGCTTGGTAGGGTTACGTTGGCTCTGGAGAATCTTCCGTTCTTCCTTCAGCCTGGTTGCAAAGCTCTCAACAAAGGATCTATCGAGTTTAGTAATAATTCTCGTATCATTGCTGCTGCCACTAGCGGCTCTTCTATACGTGGTATGTCTGTCAATCTTCTCTATCTTGACGAGTTCGCATTCGTCGAACGAGCCGCAGAGTTCTACACCTCAACATATCCAGTTGTTAGTTCAGGTAAAGAAACCAAGGTTATAATCACATCAACTGCTAATGGTATTGGTAACCAGTTCTATAAGGTCTGGGAAGGTGCTACACAAGAAATTAACGATTTCCAACCGTTTCGGGTAGACTGGTGGGACGTACCAGGAAGAGATAAGGCTTGGAAGAACCAAACCGTTGCAAACACGTCACAGCTACAATTTGACCAGGAGTTTGGTAATACATTCTTTGGTACGGGCGACACACTGATTAATGCAGAAACATTAATGGGCTTCCGGGCAAAGCCCCCGATTCATGTAGATGGAGATTTATATGTGTACAAAGAGCCTGCCAAAGGGCACGAGTATATTATGACGGTAGATGTATCGAAGGGAAGAGGTCAGGATTATTCTACTTTTAATGTGATCGATATTAGCTCTCGCCCGTTTGAACAGGTTGCTGTGTATCGCAATAATGTTATCTCTCCTATACTCTTCCCAAATATTATTTATAAGTTTGCGAAAGTCTACAATGAGGCTTATATTATTGTAGAGTCAAATGATCAAGGTGGGGTGGTATGTAATGGTCTATATCACGATTTAGAATACGAAAATATGCACGTAGAATCTACAGTAAAAGCAAATGCGCTTGGTATTGAAATGACCCGAAAAACAAAAAGGTTAGGTTGCTCAGGGGTGAAAGATCTACTGGAAACAGGTAAACTTGCTATCAACGATGAGAATACAATATTAGAAATTAGTACTTTCACTGCACGAGGTCAATCCTACGAGGCAAGTGACGGTAACCACGACGACCTAATGATGAACTTAGTAATGTTAGGGTACTTTGTATCTACATCGCACTTTTCAAATCTAACAGATATTAACATTAAGCAAATGTTATTTGAACAAAAAATGAAACAAATTGAAGATGACGTGCTACCATTTGGCTTTATAGATGACGGATCGGCACAAATTAATACGATTGAGAACGAAGAACGCAATGAAAGATTAGGTTGGGCGGTCGAATACGATACCGAACTGTAAATATTGTTTCTTATAAATAGTATTATTGAACATCCGTATCATGCAATATAAGCTTATAATTTAACTCAGAGGAAAGAGTCCATGGCATTATTCACACCATCAGAATCTCCGGCGATTGTCGTCAAGGAGATTGATCTATCTGGTGTAGTGCCCAATGTAACAACTAGCACCGGCGCATTCGTTGGTGATTTCAAATGGGGTCCAATTAATACCCCACTTCTAATCTCAAATGAATCAGGTCTTGTTGAAGCATACGGCAGTCCAGATAGCGACAACACTGTGGAATGGCATTCCGCAGCATACTTTTTAAGATACTCTAACAGCTTACGCTGTGTAAGAGCAGAAAACAACACAGGTACTTTACCTGTAAACGCATACGACGCAACGGCAGCTGTCGGTAACGGAAGCACTTTCTCCACAGGAGATTCAGCTAGTTTCCCGATTCCATCCGCAAGTCGACCACTTATCAAATCTAACGATAATTGGGATAATCAAAAAGCAACCCTAGCATCGAGCACCTTCGTACAAGGTTCTTCAACAGTAACAGTTACTCATACATTCCTATCCAAATGGGCAGGTGATATTGGTTCTTCTCTTTCAGTCCAGTGGGTTGGGGCAGACTCAGCAGAATCTACTACAGGATTTGGTGCTTGGACATATCGAACAAGTTTCGATGCTGCTCCAAAAACATCGTCATATGCTTCCGATCGTGGAGCAAGTAATGATGAGATTCACGTTGTAGTTCTCGACGAAGATGGTCTATTCACAGGAACAAGAGGGGCAGTTCTAGAAACATTCCCTTACCTTTCAGTAGCCAAAAACGCAGTAAACGCAGACGGTTCTACGAACTATGCGCCAGACGTTATTAGTAACGCATCCGAATATGTTTGGATGGCAAGCTTTGGCCCTGGAACAACTGCTAACGGTAGAAAATTCTCTGCACTCGCAGGTACACCTGCAGTCAGTGGTACTAACTACGTCTACACATCAGGCGGTGACGTTGTTCACACAGCTTCTCTTATTAATGGTAGAGACGTTGTTGGCTTGGATGCTGGAGATTACGCAACTGGTTTCGATCAGTTTAATGATCCAGAAACAATCCAGGTCGATATGCTTATTGCTCCAGGTATGAACAGTAGGTCAGATCAAACAACAGTGGTAAATGATCTAGTAACAATTGCACAGACAACACGTAAAGACTGTGTCGCAGTTACTTCACCAGCACGTTCAGATATTATCAACAACGCAACGCAAGTTGCTGATACTATTACAACAGCAGCAACATTTACTAATTCATCATACTTGATCGTAGATAATAACTACCTAAAAGTATATGATAAGTACAATGATCAATACATCCATATTCCAGCAGCTTCTTCTACTGCGGGCCTCATGGCAAATACAGACTTTGTAGCTGCTCCGTGGTTCTCACCAGCAGGTCCAAGACGCGGTCAGTATTTGGGTATTACGGCGCTATCTTACTCGCCGCAAAAATCAGAAAGAGATCAGCTTTACAGAGCAGGTGTTAACCCAATTGCTAACATTCCTGGTCAAGGCGTACTTCTCTTTGGCGATAAAACAAAACTCGCACGGCCAAGTGCATTCGACCGTATTAACGTACGCCGTTTGTTCCTCGGTATCGAACGGGCGATTGCTATCGCAGCTCGAAACGTTATGTTTGAATTCAACGATGAATTCACTCGCGCCGAGTTTAAAAATGTTATTGAGCCTTTCTTACGAGAGATTCAAGGCAGACGTGGTATTACTGACTTCAAAGTCGTTTGTGACGATACAAACAACACCGCAGCAGTAATTGATAGAAATGAATTCATATGCTCCATCTTCATCAAACCGGCCCGTTCAATTAACTACGTAACACTTAACTTTGTTGCAGTTAGAACCGGCGTCGACTTTGAAGAAGTTGTTGGCACAGTTTAACCTGGAGGAGATAGAAAAATGGCTATTTTAGGCGTAGATGATTTCAAATCCAAGTTAAGAGGTGGTGGCGCACGTCCGAATCTTTTCAAAGCAACTATTAACTTCCCCGGATATGCAAACGGTGATGTTGAACTTACATCCTTCCTATGTGAAGCTGCACAGCTTCCTGGATCGATTATGGGCAGCATTATTATTCCATTCCGTGGTAGACAGCTGAAGATCGCTGGCGATAGGACCTTTGATTCATGGACACCTACCATTATCAATGATACAGACTTCAACGTACGTAACGCTATGGAACGTTGGATGAACGGTATGAACTCGCACCAGACCAATTCAGGTTTGACTGCACCAGTTGATTACCAAGCTGATCTAATTGTAGAACAACTCGACAAAGATGAAACTATTCTAAAGACATACAACTTCCGTGGTTGTTTCCCAACGAATGTTTCACCAATCGATTTGAGCTATGGTGACAATGATAATATCGAGAGATTCCAGGTTGAGTTCCAAGTTCAATACTGGGAGTCTGGAACCACGTCTTAATTAAGATATAGATACAGGGATGGGCAGGTTAAATTTGCCCATCCTACTTTCTAAAGGAAATAGATATGGCGGAAAGAACAGGTCTGACGCTGTTTGGATTCGAGATTAAACGATCCAAAAAGGCTGAAGCAGACGAAAGCAAATTAAAATCAATTGTACCGTCAGTCGATACGGAAGGTGCTGGATATGTGACAGCATCAGGATCACATTATGGTCAATACCTAGACATCGACGGTGACAAATCAAAAGACAACGCTACACTTATTAATAAGTATCGCGGCGTTGCTATGCATCCTGAAGTGGATGCTGCAATCGAAGATATTATTAACGAAATGATTGTTGCGCAGGACGATGAGCCTGTGTCAGTAAACATGGAGAATGTTAAAATATCTGAATCTATTAAAAAGAAGATACAGGAAGAATTCCAAAGTATTCTCTACATGCTTAAGTTTAGAGACTTAGGGCATGACATTGCTAGATCATGGTATGTTGACGGAAGATTAAACTATCACTTGGTTGTGAATGAAGAAAGCCCTAAGTTAGGTATTCAAGACATTCGACCAATTGATTCTGGTAAGATTCGTAAAGTAAAAGAGGTCAAGACATCGAAAGATCCTATTACTGGCGCGAAGATTATTGAGAAACAAAATGAGTATTACATTTACCAGGAAAAGCCTGGACAGATGAACTCTGGCGTAAAACTTACAAAAGATTCTGTAGTATATTGTACATCAGGTCTTTTGGATGCTACAAAGCGTCACGTTGTTTCATATATTCATAAAGCATTAAAGCCAATTAACCAGTTACGTATGATGGAAGACTCTTTGGTCATCTATCGTCTCGCACGTGCGCCCGAGCGTCGTATATTCTATATTGACGTTGGTAACCTACCTAAGGGTAAAGCAGAAGAGTACATGAAAGGTATTATGGCACGATACAGGAATAAACTTGTATATGATGCTACAACCGGCGCGATCCGTGATGATAGAAAACATATGTCTATGCTGGAAGATTTCTGGCTACCACGTCGTGAAGGTGGTAGAGGTACAGAGATTAGTACACTACCTGGCGGAGAAAATCTTGGTCAGATCGATGATATTGTATACTTCCAAAAAAGATTATATAGATCATTAAACGTTCCTATGCAACGGCTTGAACAGGATCAGCAGTTCTCTCTTGGTAGATCTACAGAAACCTCAAGAGACGAATTAAAGTTCCAGAAGTTTATTGATAGGCTTCGTCAGAGATTCTCTATACTGTTTAGAGAATGCTTGAAGAAACAACTGATTCTAAAAGGTATTATTACTGAGGAAGATTGGAATGAATGGTCATATCAATTGGCATTCGATTTTGCTAGGGATAACCACTTTACAGAATTAAAAGATGCAGAGATTCTAAGAGAAAGACTACAGACCCTTGACACTATTAATAATTATGTCGGAGACGAAGGCTACTTCTCAAAAGAATGGGTTATGAAAAACGTTCTTAAGTTTTCTGAAGAAGAAATGAAGAAAGTGGATACTCAGAAAGATAAAGAACCTGAAAATCAGGAAGAGCCAGAACAGGAGAATGAAAATGGCAGATGATATGAGAAATGCAATTGGTGATTTGATTGATTACTCCGCAAATGGGGAATTCAATCAGGCAAATGGAATATTTAATGAACTGATGGCAGGACGAATTGGTGATGCAATAGAGCAAGAAAAAGTTGCTATGGCAGACACAGTTTACAATAGTAACGACGAAGACCAATTAGAAATGGATTTGGAAGGCGACGAAGATTACTCTGATGAAGAGCTTGACGCAGCAGCAGACGAAGTTGTTGACGTAGAAGACGAAAATCTTGAAGCCGAAGACGAATCGGAGGCCGAAGAAGAACAATAATATTTCAAAATAGGTTGCTTTTTAAAACTTTAATTTATATAAATAAAAGCATACAAATATTATTTCGGGGCGTAACGAATGAAACTCATCACAGAATATACTGAATCAAATGTCAACTGTCTGGTCGAAAAGACCGCAGCTGGTGATAAAAATTATATGATTGAAGGTATATTTGCGCAGGCCGATCAAAAGAATAGAAATGGACGTGTTTACCCAAGACAGATACTTACGGGTGCTGTACAAAAATACGTCGATGAACAGGTTTCCAAGGGCAGAGCGGTTGGGGAATTAAACCACCCAACAGGACCGACTGTTAACTTGGATAAAGTATCTCACAAAATTACCGAACTCAAAATGGACGGAAGTAATTGTGTGGGTAAAGCACGCATATTGGAAACTCCTATGGGTATGATTGTTAAAGGTCTACTTGATGGCGAGGTTGCACTAGGCGTATCAACTCGTGGTATGGGAAGTCTTGAGAATAGAAATGGCACTATGTATGTTGGACCAGACTTTATGTTAAATACGGTCGACATCGTCCAAGATCCATCTGCACCTAACGCATTTGTTAATGGAGTTATGGAAGGCGTAGAATGGGTATGGAATAATGGCATTATCGAACCTCAGGAAATTGAAAAAATTGAGACTGAAATTAAAACCGCTTCAAAAGCTAATCTGTACGAAGTACAGGTTCGTGAGTTTAAGAATTTCCTCTCGTTGTTAAAATCTTAATATAGGAGTCAAAACATGGCTGAAGATCAAATCATTGAAGATCAGGATGTTGAAGCTTCCGAAGTTGAAATCGAGGAAGCTCAGGGTCACGATCCTAAAAACGCAGAAGCCCAGTCTGTGGCATCAGTAGATAAAGCTGGTGATGCAACTGGCACGGCTCCAGCTCGCACGGGCGACAAAAAGAATAGCGAACCAATGCCAAAAACTAAAGCAGGTATTATGTCTGCAATGGTTGGCAAAATGGCAACCATGGATAAGCAGGGCCTAATGGCAATGTATAACATGGAAGCTTTCGAAACAGTAGAAGGTGAAGAAATTTCTGAAACACCTGCTATTGACTTCGACGCTGATCTAGACGCTCTAGTCGAATCCGAAGCAACTCTCTCTGATGAGTTCAAAGGAAAAGCTGGAATCATTTTTGAAGCAGCAGTCAAATCAAAAATTGCTGAAGAAGTAGACAGACTTGAAGATAATTACAAGTCCGAACTTCAAGAGGAAGTCAATACTTTCAGAGACCAAATGGTCGAGAAGGTAGACGGCTATCTTAACTACGTAGTTGAACAATGGATGGAAGACAACAAGGTTGCAATACAATCTGGTCTTCGTACGGAAATCGCTGAAGGTTTCATGGGCAAATTGAAAGATTTGTTTACTGAGTCTTACATCGAAGTTCCTGAGTCCAAAGTTGACCTAGTGGACGATCTTGCAGAGCAAGTAGAAAAGCTTGAAACCAAGCTTAACGAATCTACTGCAAAACAAATCGCAATGACTGAAGAGTTGGAAACATTCCAGCGTTATGAAGTCATTAGAGAACACTCAAGTGATCTCGCAGAAACAGAAGTTGAAAAACTTGTAAAATTGTCGGCAGACATTGATTTTGTTAGCGAAGAAACTTTCTCAGAGAAAGTCGCTACAATTAAAGAGTCTTACTTCAAGAAAGCAAAAGCAGCTTCTGACGTAACCACTGACCTAATTGAGGAAGAAGCTGAAGCAACAGCAGACGTTTCTGATACAATGAATCAGTATATCGCAGCCCTAAAGAAAACAATTAAATAACAGGAGTCCATAGAGATGCAAAATAATTTCTCATATGACAAGCTCGTCGAAAAATGGGCACCAGTACTGAACGAAGAGTCAGCTGGTTCTATTAAAGACGCACACAGACGTGCGGTTACAGCCGTAATTCTGGAAAACCAAGAAATAGCTTTCCGCGAGGAAAGCGAGCAGATGAACTTCCTTTCGGAAGCTGCTCCATCAAACGCAACTTCGTCCGCTGCTAACTGGAACCCAGTTCTAATTAGCCTTGTACGTCGTGCACTTCCAAACATGATCGCCTACGACGTATGTGGCGTTCAGCCAATGACTGGTCCAACTGGTCTTATCTTCGCGATGAAATCGCGCTACAGTGCTGGTACAACTGGCGCAGCTGAAGCACTATTCGGCGAAGCTGATACGACTTTCTCAGGCGATTCTTCTGCAACACACGATTCCGATAACGCTTCTGGCCTATTCGGTATTGACTCTGCTGCACAAGACTCTTTGCTTGACGACCAACGTCTAACTAACATCTTCGGCGGTGGTATGTCTACGGGCGACGCTGAAGGTTTGGGTTCAGCAGCAACTGATCCTAACTCTGCTTTCCGTGAAATGGGTTTCACTATTGAGAAATCTACCGTCACTGCAAAAAGTAGAGCGCTAAAAGCTGAATACAGCTTAGAGCTTGCACAAGATCTTAAAGCGATCCACGGGTTGGACGCTGAGACAGAATTAGCTAACATTCTGTCAACTGAGATCCTTGCAGAGATCAACCGCGAAGTTATTAGAACGCTTAACACTCAAGCGAAATCTGGTGCTTCTACTGCGAACACTGCAGTTAACGGTATCTTCAACCTCAGCACAGACGCTGACGGTCGATGGTCAGTAGAAAAGTTCAAAGGCCTAATCGTTCAGATGGAACGTGAATCTAACATTATCGCAAAAGAAACAAGACGCGGTAAAGGTAACTTCATGATCTGTTCTTCTGACGTTGCTTCTGCTCTTTCAGCTTCTGGCATGTTGGACTACACTCCAGCAATGAGCACAAACTTGCAGGTTGACGACACTGGCAACACTTTCGCTGGTACGTTAAACGGTCGCATGAAGGTCTACATTGACCCATATGCAACTGCAGACTACTGTAACATTGGTTACAAAGGTACTAACCCATATGACGCAGGTGTATTCTACTGTCCATACGTTCCACTAACAATGGTACGTGCAGTTGGCGAAGATACATTCCAGCCGAAAATTGGATTTAAAACACGGTACGGCATGGCTTCAAACCCATTCGTCGGTGCAACACCAGCAAATGGTTTAGCAGCTGTGAAAACAAACCAGTACTACAGAATCTTCCGCGTAGACAACATTCTCGCTTAAGTTTCACACAAAAAAAGGGAGAGGAACAAACCTCTCCCAATTCAAACTAGACCGGGCTTTATGCTCGGTCTTTTTTTATGCTTCTGCTAATGCAGTGTAAAGTATATCTTTTGCAGCGTGGTAAGTAGGGAAACCATATTCATCTGCAAAGTCCATAGAGGATGAAAGGCTACATCCACTTTCAATACCGTAAACATCGATTATTAGAGCGGTTTCTTTTACGTTTGTAGATGTACCAACGTATCTCCAACCAGGGGCGAAGAATTCTAAAGAACCGTTATTTGCTTGTATGTAAGTAATCATATTGTATCTCCTTTTGTTAATAC